TCGCAGAAGAGGATTTGGATATAGAATATGCCGACAATGTTCTTACAGTATCATCTAAAGATAGTGAACCTTTCAAAGACAGTACTGAACCTGAATATGTACACAAGGGAATTGCTGTTCGCAAATTCACCAAAAAGTTTTCTCTGGCCGATGATGTCGTTGTGAATGATGCATCCATGAAAAATGGAATGTTGACAATCTCAATGGAAAAAGTTGTTCCAGAGGGCAAAAAGAAACGCTCAATCAAGATTGTTTCTGAGTAAAATTTGGGGGCATTTGCCCCCTTTTTGACTTGACATTTCAATTTTATTATGATACAGTTATATTATGTACAAATTCAATGAGGGTGAAATCCTTAGACAAGTCCAGAAGTATATTGATGGTACTTATGACCAACATTATGCAGCTGGCAAAATCCAATCTACAGAATTTATCATAGACGCTGGGCATGGTGAAGGGTTTGCCCTAGGTAATATTATTAAGTATGCCCAGCGTTATGGTAAGAAGAGTGGATATAATAAAAACGACTTGATGAAAGTCATTCATTATGCAGTAATTGCTTTATCAATCCATGAAAGGAACCATGAAAATGAATAAACAGACATTGAATTTACTGAAGAACTTCAGTGATATTAATATGTCCATTGAAATCAAAGCCGGAAACACTCTTAGAACTGTATCAGTTCAAAAGAATATTCTTGCAGAAGCTAAGGTTGACGAGACCTTTGCATCTGACTTTGCAATCTATGAAGTCAATAGGTTTCTGAGTGCCGTTTCTTTGTTTGAAAATCCAGACTTTGTGTTTGGAGAAAAATCAGTCAGAATCGGGGATGACAAAAGACATTTGAATTATGTCTATTGTGACCCTTCAATGATTGTCACACCGCCGGAAAAAAATATCACTGTTCCAGACCCAGAGGTAAAATTTAGGTTGTCTCAGGATAACCTTTCTCAGATTCTTAAGGCAGGAAATGTCTTGGGAACTCCTGAGATTTCTGTAGAGTCTGATGGACAACAAATGGTTATGAGAGCTCTGGATGTCAATAATGACTCTTCAGATACTTTCAAAATTGTTTTGAATGAAACGTCTGACAAAAGGTTTCGATTCGTTTTCAAAATTGAGAACTTCAAAATGATTCTAAATGATTATGATGTAGAAATCTCATCAAAAGGAATCTCTCGTTTTTCCCATCAAGATAAGCTTCAATATTGGGTAGCAACTGAAGCCTCATCTCACTATGGCTGATGTAAGTAGTCATAAGAATGTTGAAAACGTAATTCGGTATTTCTTATTATTTCTTCCCCCTAAAGGTAGAAAGAACATTCTTGACATTGGTTCAGGAACCTCTTGTCCATATCGAGGTGTTCTTTCTACTCGTTGTTACGATTATCGAGCACTTGATGTCAGAGGTGCCTTTCCCAAAGTAGATTTTGTCATGGACCTAACAGAAGGAACTCCATTTGAAGATAATCAGTGGGAGTGGGGCTGGTGCAGTGAGGTTGTTGAACATATCGAACCAGATAAGAAAAAGATATTCGTTGATGAAGCCTTGAGAATATGTGAGAATATCGTATTTACATTTCCAACTCCAAAACTTGCAGAAGTGTTTTATGATGACCCTGGCCATACAGAAGTCAAAATTGATTTTGAACAAGAGTATTCTTCTACTCACAAAATCATAGATAAGTCTACTCAGAATGGTCGAGCAATTCTTATTATGAATAAACTGTTTGATGGTAAACCTCTGGTGAGACCAGATTTTGTCGGTGCAACTATTCAGGATTTTTTATTATGAATAAAGATATATTATGGGTAGAGAAACATCGTCCCTCTACGATTGATGATTTGATTTTACCTGAGAGTATCAAGAATACTTTCAGAGACATTATTGGTGAGGGTAAGATACCAAATCTTATTCTCAGTGGAAGTCCAGGCACAGGAAAGACTTCTGCAGCTATAGTATTGTGTAAGTCACTCAACTGTGATTATATAATTGTAAACGGCTCGAATGAAGGTCGGTTGATTGATACTCTTCGTAATAAACTTACGCAATACTGTAGCTCCGTTTCAATGTCAGGTGGTAGAAAAGTTGTCATCATGGATGAAGCTGACTACATGACGCCAGATACTGTTCAACCAGCGATGAGAGGTTTCATAGAACAGTATTCCAGTAATTGTTCCTTTATCTTCACTTGCAACTACAAATCCAGAATAATCGAACCGATACATTCTCGTTGTGCGGTTGTGGATTACATTATCACTAATCCAAAAAAGCAAGCAGACTTGTTTATGCAGAGGTGTTTCGATATTCTCAAACAAGAGAATGTTGAGTATGATATTCCTGTAGTTGCAGAACTTATCATGAAACACTTTCCAGATTTTCGCAGAGTTCTGAATGAACTCCAAAGATATTCTGTTTCTGGAAAGATTGATGCTGGTATCCTGCTAAATATCAGTGACGCTAGCTTGAATGCTTTGATGGACGCTTTGAAAAACAAGAACTTCAAAGAAGTCAGGTCATGGGTTGTGAATAATCTTGACAATGACCCTCAAAAGGTGTATCGTATGATATACGATAAAATTTATGAGAAAGCAAATCCTAATTCTATTCCTGCAATCATATTGAATATCGCAGAGTACCAGTACAAATCTGCATTTGTTGCTGACCAAGAAATCAATCTAATGGCTTGTTTAGTGGAGATAATGTCTAATGCAAAATTTAAGTGACCATGAACTCTATGGGAAACGCATACTTCATGTATGTTCTCCTGTAAGATGGAAAGGTAAGACATTTGAGTTTCACAAGGATTCCAACTGGAAAGTCTTGTGGGACACTGTTTTGATGTTACCAATGTGTCATCATTATATTCTGATTCCAGAGAATAATTCTATGGATGATGGACATGAGGCATACAAAATGGATAACGTAACACTCATTCCGTTTACGTATCCTCAGTCTGTTTTGAGCAATCGTAGTGAGTTTGATGCACAAAGGTTGAAGAGAATCTTCTCTGGAAGAGAGAAAGTATTCTACAGACCTAGTGAATACATTTATCTTGAAACATCCTCAGTTGATATTGATTTTGTTTTCTGTCATCAACCAGAGATTCTATCAAATGTACTCTGGGCGTTACTGACACTTCGTTATGGTATGAACAATACAGATGGTATTGTATTTTTTCATTGGGTTGATTGTCCTGCATCTGCGCCTGCTGGTTTGTTTCCACCTACGTTTTTTCGTCATATGGAAGCAGTAAATCTTTCTACACGAGCATTTGTGCATGGTCCAGCTAGTTTGGAATACTGGAAAGACAATTGGAAGAACGGAAGAACACACGTTGTTGATATGAACGATTCTATCAAAAACAAATTGTCTTATATGCCACTTGCAGCTAATCAACTACCAACCAAGAATCATGGTTTGTGGTCTAGGTCAGGAAAACCCATCGCCTTCAATCACAGATGGCATAGTACAACTGGTCGAAATATTCTACCAGTTTACATGGAAGGACTACCACCAGAATATGTGGTATATTGTACGGACCATACTATCAAGAAACCACAATCTGGACAATCTCCAGTAGGTGACCGATTTAAGTACGCTTATGATGAGTATTTTGGACGCCCTCAAGAAAAGTCATATGAGCTGTACTCAGACTACCTAAAAAATTGTTACGCTTCAATTGGTATCATTAAAGGGTACGGAACTTGGAATCTAAGTGTTCAAGACCCAATTCAAGTTGGAACTCCAACTCTTGTTTATGACACACCAATGATGCGAGATGTGCTTGGCTCTGAATATCCATTTTACTTCAAATCTAAAGAAGAGTTTCAGAAAAAGATACAGAATCTTCCAGAGAAGTTTGAGTATGAACTGAAAGATTTCAAATCAGAGTTTCAGACTAACTTGATGTCTGCAATGTTGGAGAGTCGAAACCATACAAAATTCCATGACCAAGAAGGTATGTTTGGTGGACCTTGGTTGTACTTTATGTCTCAGGGTTTGACATACAAGAAAGATTTTCTTTATCAAACTCATCCATCTTTGGTGGATGGACAAGGTTCTAATTCATGGGAGACTATTAGACGCTGGGTAAAACAGTGGGGAGTTAAGGATGACCCAAACTCACCCTTTACAAAATTATCCATTCCAGATGATGCAGTTGAAGCTCATCGTAGATTAAATGATTATATCAATAATGATACTCATGAGGTTCCTGCATCTCAATTTAAAGATGGAGTTAAAGAACACTCAGAGTTTCATAGACAGATACGCAAGGATAAACGTGTATCTGATTTATCAAGTTTTTTCTCATAAAATGCAGAAAAGACTTGACATTTGAGTATTATGCTGTTATAGTACTCGTACATTAACAATCAATAAAGATTGTTGATTATTAACCATCCAAAAGTGCCCTAGGGGCAGAAAGGAAAAAATTATGACGATGGTGACAAAAACACAACTCGTAAAAGATCCAATTACGAGTTTTGAACAAAAAACTTCACAACCTTCTTTTGACAAAGAAGCTATACAAAGGTGGATAAAAAGAGCACCTGAGTATTACTCTCAGTTTGAAGGGGTTGTCTATAAGGGAACAAGAGTTCTGAATAGAAAAGAAGTAAGATATCTTGAGGAAGAACAAGTTCGTCAACTCAAGATAATCATGGATAATGTTTCTGCCTTGGAAAAGGCATTTATCAATGGTATTGACTATAATGAACCACCACCTTCTGTTGAAAAGGTAGGTGACCATGAATACAATGGAAGGTCTGGTTGGACTAGAGACCTTTGTTTTGAACGATTAGGATGGAAACATTATTTCTATGATGTTCTGGAGTTTACCACTCCAAGATTTTGCCGTAGGTATATGGCGGCAACAAATCGAACTTTCCTTCCAAAAGTAGGTAATACTAGTGGAGATATTTTCCGTGTCATTCGTGATATGATTGATACTGGTTTAATCACAGGAGAAGAAAAGATTCGTGAAGAGGTTGACCATCTTTACGTTGAAGGTTCTGACTCTGATAGGGATAAAATGATGAATCAGTTGATGTCCGCTGGAGGTATTCCTGTTGGAAATTATCGAACTTATCATTCCAAAAAGGGTAAAAATAGTACTCAACAATGGGCAGAAGATAATGATGCTCCTTGGGGTGGTGACAAAAACAAACTCTTGAGGGATAGAACTGGTTTTATTATGCACGCTCCAACTTCTGAGGGCACATGGTTACAGATGATTAAGTCTAAATATGAGATGTCTGAAAAACTTAATCGCCCAATTGAGTGTGAAGCTAGGGCATACATCAAAAACCCAGTACCATCTGACTTTGATATCCAACGTAGGGATTTTCATAGTAAAAGATTACTTACTCAGGAAAAACTGGAAAATGTCATTCGGTCATGTGTTTCCATCGATGAAAATGGTGAGATTAAAGTTGATTTGGGTGTTAAATGGTGTGGTTTTCTTCCGCAAGACCTAACCAAAGACCCAAACAATCATGGTTTGCCACGTGAGATTGGTGAGGTTGACGAATTTGGAAACCCCTTTAAAAAATGAGTCAATACAGTCCGTTTGACTATGTTAAGTCCATCAACGAGTCGAAAGACCAGTTGATGGATTCCCCCGATGAAATGTGGGAGAAGAAATACTCCCCTTTCATCGTCAATAAAGCCCTTTATCCATTCCCAGATACAGTTCTTTTGGTGAATGAGATGAATCAATGTCACTATCTAGACAACCGCCTTCAGTTTGATTTCCTTCTAAATAGTATTAGACCAAGAAAACGCTATGCGCCTTGGTTGAAAGCTTCTAAAATTGATAATTTAGAATTAGTAAAGGAATACTTTGGATATAGTGATCAAAAAGCAAGGGATGCACTTAAAATCCTTTCAGATGATGACTTAGAATATATCCAAGACAAACTGAATAAAGGTGGATATGGAAAGTGAATTGAATTGGACTCCAGAAAATATGCTGGAGGTATCTCTCAAGGAGCCTGATGACTTTTTAAAGGTACGAGAGACTTTATCAAGAATTGGTGTTGCATCGAGAAAAGAAAGAAAACTATATCAGTCCTGTCATCTCCTTCACAAGAAGGGGAAGTACTATGTTGTACATTTCAAGGAACTATTTGCACTTGATGGTAAGAAATCAAGTCTAACTGATAATGATATAGAAAGACGAAACACAATCGCTGGTCTTTTGAGTGATTGGGGTCTTGTCTCTCTTGTAGGCGAAGCAGAACCTAAGGCTCCCTTGAGTCAAATTAAGGTTCTCTCATTCCAAGATAAGGATGAGTGGATTCTTGAAACAAAATACAACATAGGAAAAAAGAAGGATGAGTGATATCAAATTAGTGAAACTGAAGTCTGGCGAGGAATTAATCGGTGATGTTACAGTAGTGGGAGACTCTGTTACCATCGCCAATCCTTGCCAGATTATCCCCACACAGGATGGTCTAGGGTTTGCTCCCTGGCCTCCTTTTTCCAAAAACAACAACG